GATGTGGAAGAGGACGGATATTAAACATTGGAGCGGATTTTATGAGCATAAAGAAGGCATTAACTATATCGTACAAGACGGAGAGAAGACACCTATCCATACATTTATCGGGTGTGACCCTGCTACTGATATTGATACTAAAGAGTCTGATTTCAGCGTCATTATGGTTGTGGGTGTGGACACAAATAATAATCTCTTCGTACTCGAATATGAACGACATAGAAGTATTCCTACAATTGGCTCCAAAGCTTCTGACGGGAACTTAATTGGGAAAAGAGGCGTTGTTGATATAATTATTGACTTATATACAAAATACCATTGTTCAAGTGCTACTGTAGAAGACGTTGCGATGAACAGGTCTATATTCCAAGCGATGAACGATGAAAAAAGAAGATTAAACAGATTCAGCATTTCAATTATTCCACAGAAGCCTGGTGGACATCACAAGAGAAATAGGATATATAGTGGACTATCTGGAAGATTTAGCATGAATGCTGTCCATTTACGTGAGAATCACTTTGATCTGATTCATGAAATACTTACATTCGGCCCGAGAATGGCACACGATGATACCATAGAGGCTCTTTATTATGCAAATCTGCACGCTTTCCCTCCCAATTATGCCCAGAAAAAGGACAAAACGTGGAGAAAGCCGAAAAAAAAGGTTAAAAATTGGATAATAGCATAAATATAAGAAAGCCATATTTCAACAATAGGCTTACAACCAGAGCATCCAATGGTACCAACCTTAATTTAAACAAAGGCCCAACCAAATCTGTGTGGCAAGAGATAACAAAGAGAAAAAAGATCCCTGCTGTATCCTATTCGTTGGAAAGATTGGTAGATATGGGAATAGAAGGAATACCAATGTTAAGATCGTTTAGATACCCGTGGTCTACCAATGCCTAGATTTGGCAAAAGGTCTAAGAAAAGACTTGCAACTTGTGATGATAGACTTCAAGACTTATTCAAAGAAGTTATAAAATATTTTGATTGTACGGTGATTCAAGGGCATAGAGGTGAAGCAGAGCAAAACCAAGCATATGACGCGGGACGAAGTAAACTTCGTTATCCTGATGGTAAGCATAATGCTGATCCTTCAAAAGCCGTGGATGTGGCTCCTTACCCTATCGACTGGAGCGATCGCGACAGGTTTCATTACTTTGGTGGTTTTGTTCTGGGCATCGCATCGCAAATTGGATTAAAAATTCGTTGGGGCGGCGACTGGGATAGAGACACCGAAGTCAAAGACAATAAGTTCGATGACCTTCCACATTTTGAAATAAGAGAATAACGTAGGAGAATGAAAAATGGCAATAGTTTACGGGGTACATAAGTATACTACCTCAGAAGCACTAAACCTTCAGTTAGGACAAGCTGGATTTGATGTTGTTGGAGAACACGATTCAACCACACAGTCTCCCCCAGATGAAAATGGGAGAGCTGGTGTATGGATTGCTCTACAATGTCTAGCCGCTGTAACTCCTGGCTCTACTGCTTATGCAAGTCAGTTTTGTCAGTTAACAGCCGCTTGTAATGAGGGTGATGATTTAACGTCTGTATTCTTACAGCCTGGTGACATCATCTATGGAAGCTTCTCGGGAGTAGTCAATCATACCAACTCTAATGCGACTTTACTAGCTTATAGAGGATAGAGTGCCTAGACAAAGCGACAAAAAGAAAGCTGATATTAATAAAAGGCTTTGGGAGCAATCCAATGGAAGCTCTAGGCAAAAGTGGCAGAGGGTTAATCAAAGAGGATATGACTTCTATCTTAACGAACAATTAACTAGCGCAGAAAGAGATGCAATAGAATCCTCTGGTATGCCGAGTTTCATTATTAACAGGATTACTCCTGTTATTGAAATGATGAAATACTTTGTTTCTGCTAATAATCCTCGATGGCAAGCGGTTGGTACAGAAGGTTCTGACACAGAGGTTGGAGCTGTTCATTCTGATATTGCTGATTATTGTTGGTATCTATCGAATGGAAAGTCTATTTACAGTCATATCATACAAGACGCTCTTACAAAATCAGTAGGATATTGCTTAATTGATGTAAACCCTGACTTGGATCAAGGCATGGGGGAGGTCGTATTCAAGAGGGTTGAGCCATTTGATGTATTCGTAGACCCAATGAGTACGGACTTTCTCTTTCGTGATGCGTCATATGTCATTATTAAGAAAGATTTAACAAAGACACAATTGATGGCTTTGTATCCAGATTATAAAAGAAAAATTAAAAAGGCTGAGGGGCAAACAATGTCCAGCAGAGGTGGGGTAATGTTCTCCGATAGAAATTTGGGAACATCTGATGCTATTCTTTCTGACGAGGTTGGAGTGCAGGCATACAATCCTGCAACCGCAGAAGAAGATGAAATGCTTGAGATTTTTGAGACTTATCAGAAAATAAAAGTACCTTACTACAATGTCTACATTAAAGTTCTTCCTTCCCCAGATGAAATGAGACAAATCAAACAGCAGGCTGAAGTAGAAATAGAAAATTTCATTAAAGAGACTGAGGTTTCTGTTAAAGAGACTGAAGCATCTGTACAGCAAGCGGTAGATCGTGGTGAAATGATACCTGAGAGAGCAACCCTAGAAATAGAGAAGGCTCAACAAGAAGCAGAGCTTTCAATTGAACAATATAGACAGCAAATAATATCGAAAATAGTAGATGCACAATCCAGAGTAGAGAATCAAGTTCTTGAAGAAAGTGTATATAAAGAATTAGCTGCTACAGAAGTTGGTCAAGAGAATATAGTTGAAGCTGTAAAGTTCTTTGATACAAGAGTAAGACTAACTTGTACAATAGGTTCTTCTGTTCTGCTATGGGAAACAGTTCTTCCCTGTACTGAATATCCAATAGTACCATTTATGTATACTTGGACGGGGACTCCGTATCCGATGAGCGCGGTCAGTCCTCTAGTCGGGAAACAACAGGAGCTGAACAAAGCTCATCAACTTATGATACATAACGCCAACCTAGCGTCTAACTTGAGGTGGCTTTATGAAGAAGGATCAGTTCCCGAGGATGAGTGGGAACAATATTCCTCAGCCCCTGGCGCATTGTTAAAATACAGGTCAGGATTCGCACCACCTACCCCAGTTCAACCACTTCCACTTAACCAAGCCTTCTTTGAGTTGACAAGTGTGGGAAGATCAGATATGGAGTACTTATCTGGAATATACTCTTCTATGCAAGGTGATGTGGGAACTCAACATGAAACATACAGGGGTCTTTTAGCAGCTGATGAATATGGGACAAGACGTATCAAGGCATGGATGGAAGCTACGATTGAGCCAGCATTAGAGCATCTTGGAAGATGTTTCAAAGAAATGGCACAAAGTACATATACTGCTCATAAAGTCTTTAGAATTGTACAACCGAGTGCATTACAGGAAGAACGTACTGTAGAAATGAATATTCCAATATACAACGATCTGGGAGCTGCGATAGGCAAGTGGAAGGATTATGGAACAGCAAGATTTGATATTAGAATTGTGGCTGGATCAACGCTACCTGTTAATAGATGGGCATTACTTGAAGAATACTTTAGATGGTTCCAAGCTGGTCTCATTGATGATGTCGCTATGTTGGCTGAGACAGATGTTCGTGGAAAAGAAAATATTATGAAGAGAAAATCTGTATATTCACAGCTTCAATCTCAATTAGAAGAAATGGAGCAGGTATTGAAAGATAGAGAAGGTACGATAGAAACACTATCTAGACAGGTAATACAATCAGGAATTAGAACAAAGATTAAAGATGCTGAGTCTGAAGTCGATAGAGATATTGGTGAAACTAAGTCTCAGCAGAAGTATTTAAGGAATATGTTAAGGGGAGAACTTGATCTTATGAAGAGAGAAATGTCTCGACAGATCAAGAATACTGTGGAACAGGAAAAGATTAAACAAAAGAAGCAGTCTCCTTGACATGTTTAGTAATTTTTCGTTAAATTACAAAGGAGAAATATAATATGGCAGATAACAACGCAGATACCGTACTGGAAGCAAACACCATTATGAAGGGTGAAGAGGGAAAAGATAGGTCTGCTGAAACTGAATCATTTGATATTCAGAGTTTTATGGATGACTTAGACTCTGATGTCAATGAAGGAATAATTGATAATCAATCTGAAGGAACAGAACAAGCTCTTAATCCTTCGGAGCCAGCAACCTTTGATGCAAGTCAGAGCTCGGGCCAAGATCAGGAGCACGATTGGGAACAAAGGTATTCGGATTCTTCTAAAGAAGCTGTGAAATTAAATACACAGATGACTGAGGTAGAACCCTATATGCCTATTCTCGATGCGATGAAAGAAGACCCTAATTTAGTTCAGCATATGCGGAGCTACTTTGAGGGTAATAGTGGTGGAAACTCTCCATCTAGCTTGAAAGAGCAACTTGGCTTAGACGAGGATTTTGTATTTGATTATGATGAAGCAATTGCCGATCCAGCCTCTGAATCTGCAAGAGTAATGAATACTCATGTAGACAATCTTGTTCAACAAAGAGTTGGTGAATACGCCAATCGTCAAAATGTTGAAAACACAAGAGTGGCAGAGCAAACAAGAGTTCAGCAAAAGTTTGATCTGAATGACGATCAAATGAATCAAATGGTAGACTTTGCAAAAAACCGATCCCTCACAATGGATGATATATATTATCTATTTACTAGAGAAAATAGGGATCAGAAAATAGCGCAAAACGCACGACAGGAAGTGGCGGAACAAATGAAAAACGTGAGGCAAAAACCTCAGAGTGTTTCAACTTCTGGATCACAATCACCTGATGCGGGCACCGAAGATGACCAAGTATTTAACGCTCTCTTACATCTAGATCAAGGAGTTGAAGCCTTATCAGCTAAACTAGACAAGTAGGAGGTAAGTACACATGGCTTACACATCCCCCAAATATCTGGCGGTATCCAATCAAGGTGGGCTACCGACTTCAGAAGGGGCAACAGGTCGCGTAGCTGGCTCTGGTCTTTCAACTGGTCACCCAAGACGAAGATATGATTTTTCTGATAGGTTCACTGAACTTGCAGTTAATCAGACTCCGTTTTTTAGGCTGGTCAGTCAGATTGGAAAACAGCCGACTGATGATCCCCAATTTAAATACACCGAGAAAAGAGGTTCGTGGCATAAACGATATGCATACGTAGTCGGATTCCATAATGGATCGGCTGCTGTAATAAACGAAGCTATCCTAGCAAACACATCAGATAGTACAAGTGTTTCAGTCGGAGACACTATGACTGTTTATCTTGCTGGTGATTATCTCACCGCAGGTAACATTCAAAATAAAATAGGTCAGGAAGTCGATGCCCACATTGGTGCATCTGGCACAAGACCTAATTTTGTTGTCCCTGGCATGCTACTCAAAGTGAATGTATCAGACTCAGCTACAGATCAAGCAGCTAAAGACTACTACATTCTGAGAGTTACATCACAAGCTGCACAAGACACTGACATTGACTTAGGTAGTGTTGGAGATGGTGTTGACAATGCGGAAACGATTAAAGCAGTTTGTTCTGTTGTTCGTGTCCCATCTAGTCCAGCACCAGCTGCGGCTTATTCTACTAACCATAATACTGCTACTACGGTAGACAGTACTGGTTCAGTGACGACTAGTGATACTCTTGCTGGTCACTTTGAATCAAGACGTACATACGCTGTTGGAAGTGCCCATGCTGAAGGATCAGGACTGATCGGAGAAGTGTGGAACGATAATCCTTACAGTACCTCATATGGACAAACTCAGATTTTTCGTTCTGAGTTCGGTATGACGAATACTGCAAGGGCGACCGCTCTAAAGTACGAACCTAACGAATGGGCTCGTATCTGGAAAGACAAACTGATTGAACATAAGTGGGACATTGAGCAAGCTGCTCTATTTTCTGCTCAATATTCGCCAACTGCCAGTAATTCATCAGTGAACACCACTCAGGGTGCAATTGATTTTGTACTGAACACTGGTAACATATTCTCCTTAACGGAATCAACTAAAACATCTGATGATTTCTTGGATGATATGAGTCAGTTCCTCGATCCTAGATACAACAATGCTAACGCAACACTGTTCTTCTGTGATACTTCAACATATAACTGGTTACATAAGTTAAGTGGATACTTTTCCAATAGTTTGGAATTGAGTCCTAACTTTAGTTCCAATTTCGCAGCCCAAGGCCGCGGAAGTATGTTTGGTGTTGACTTCACAAGAATCAGTCT